CAAGGTGTTACTGTATTTGGACAGAAAACATTACAAGCTAAACCATCGGCATTGGATAGAATCAATGTAAGAAGATTGTTAATCGCAGTGAAGAAATTCATCGCATCATCTACTCGTTACTTAGTGTTCGAAAACAACACAGCAGCTACGAGAAATAGATTCTTATCAATCGTTAATCCTTATTTAGAATCAATCCAACAAAGACAAGGTTTATACGCATTTAAAGTGAAGATGGATGAAACCAACAACACTCCAGATGTAATTGATAGAAACATTATGGTAGGTGAGATATTCTTACAACCAGCAAAAACAGCAGAGTTTATAGTACTTGATTTCAATGTATTACCAACTGGAGCAGCATTTCCAGAATAGTATAAAATAAATTAGTTCCCCTTTTTTAAGGGGGACTAACTATTTTTTGAAATAAACTATATTTATATTAAAGAATTAGAAACGGAGAACATAAATGGCACAATTATTAGACCCAACAGAAGTAATGTTTACATCATTCGAACCGAAGATGTCAAACAGATTCATTATGTACATAGAAGGAATTCCAGCGTACTTAGTGAAAGCCGCTAACAGACCAGAAATAGCAAATGGTAAGGTTACAATCGACCATATCAATGTTAGAAGATATGTAAAAGGAAGAAGTGAGTGGAGTAGTTTAACTATATCATTATACGACCCAGTAGTTCCATCAGCAGCGCAAGCAGCAATGGAGTGGGTAAGATTACACCACGAATCAGTAACAGGTAGAGATGGTTACTCCGACTTCTATAAAAAAGATATCACATTTAACAGTTTGGGTCCTGTTGGTGATAAAGTAGAAGAGTGGACGTTAAAAGGAGCTTTCATCGAAACAGCAAAATTCTCAGACATGGATTATACTGGTGAAGATTTAGCAACTGTAGATTTAACACTTGCATACGATTACGCAATATTACAATATTAATTTCAGATTGTTATATTTATATATTAGAAATTAAATAATGAGAGACCTCAACAGAAATGTTGAGGTTTTTTCGTTTAATTAATATTATTTGTATATTTATATATGGTTAACCAATATTAAAAAAGTTTTAAAACGAGAAACGTTATGAGTAAAGAAAAATTACAAGATGATTACAAAGCACCAGTTTCCAATGAGGATATGGTGGAGCTCGCTAAACAACAATACGAGCAGAAAAAGGTTTCTGATTACAAATTTCCAACAGAAATCGTAGATTTACCTTCCAAAGGTCTTATATATTCTAAAGATAATTCTCTATCAACTGGAAAGATAGAGATGAAGTATATGACTGCTAAAGAAGAAGATATCTTAACTACCCAATCTTATATAAAAGATGGTTCAGTATTAGATAGATTATTTCAATCTCTTATTATATCAAATGGTGAAGGAACGCCTGTAAAGTATGTAGACCTTACTTTAGGTGATAAAAACGCTATTATGATTGCAGCTAGAATCTTAGGATATGGTAAAGATTATGAAGTAGAGATTGATGACCCAACACAACCAGGTACAAAACAAAAAGAAACAATTGATTTAACTCAATTTGAATCAACTGAGTACGATGGTTCAGGACAAACCGAATTGCATAAAAACGAATTTGAGTTTGAATTACCACAATCTAAAAGAAAAGTTACTTTTATGGCATTAACTGAAAGTAAGGAAAGAAAAATCAAACATCAATTAGAAGAATCCAAAAGAGCTTCTAGAAAGATGAAGGATAGAACTGATAAACAACTTACCATCAGATTAAAAAATACAATTGTATCTGTTGATGATGAAACAGAACAAAAAGCAATCAACCATTTTGTGGATAATGAATTATTTGCGGCCGATTCAAGGGCTCTCAGAACGCATATAAATAAAGTTATTCCAGATATGGATTTAACATATGAATTTATATCTGAAGAGACCGGGGAAAGGAGAGATATGCTACTGCCTATGGATTTAGGGTTTTTTTGGCCTCAATCATAGTTATAGAAAGCATTTACACTCTCACATTTTTGATTTGATATTCCACGGAAATGGTGGATTCACTTTTTCAGATGTTTATAATATGCCTGTCTGGGCTCGTAAATTCTATATTGGTAAAATAGTAGAATGGAAGCAAGAAGAGAAGAAAGCATATGATAAAGAATCTAAAAAAGCTAAAGCAATAAGAAGATAATATAATACCCAACAGATTTTTTGATGATTTGTTGGGTATTTCTATATTTATAGAATATAACAACGGGATATAATACTATGGCAAAGATAAAATTATCAGAACTTAAAAAAATGTTCACCGAAGCTGGGTTGGATGAAGGTATTTTTGATATATTCAAAAGTAAAAGTAAAAAACTACATCAAAAACTAAAAGGAATAGATAGTGATATCGAAAACGTAATCACTTCAGCGCCTGATAAAGCTACACAACAGAAATTAAGAAATCTAAACAATGCTCTTAAAGCATATGATGCTCAACGAAGAAAAATGGGTAGATAATTAGAAGTAATCTATGGCATCAGAAAAGAAAATAAAAGACCAACAGCGTTTCAACGAATCAGTTAAGGAAGAACTTAAACTGAGGGAGAAGGAACGTGGTGTGCTTAATTCACTTATTTCATTGGCTAAGGTCAAAGGTAAGATTTCTAACGATGCCAAACAAACACAACAGGATTTAGTAGCAAGTTTAACGGAAACCGCTCAATTAGAATCGGAATCTGAAAAAGTTAATGCTCAAATTGAAGCAGTACAAAAAGCTAAATTAGAATTAATAAAAGAAGCTGAAGAAAAGGGTGAAGCAATAAACGCCCATCTAATAAATCAATTAGATGCAACTGAAGAAATTCTAATGGCAAACAGAGAACGAGCTGCCATCAACGATGAATTGATGAATACCACAAAGAATATTCTTGGGTTGGATTCAGAATTAGAACGAGCAATAGCTAAGGGTGGTGTAGCCGCTCTTGCTATGAACAAAGCATTTGAAAATGTTGGAAAATCGTTATCATCTCACGTTGATGCATTGAAAGATATGGTAACTCAGCAAGGTTTAAGTGTTGGTGAAGCATTTGCATTAAAAGGTAATATTGATGCTGCCTCAATGAGTGTAACTGGATTCCTATATGGTTCAGACCAAATAGCAGCATCAGCACAAGCAATCACCGAAGAATATGGTAGTATTAACGCAGCAACTACTGATTTAATAAAAGGTGTTACTGAAGTAGCATCATTAACAGGTGATGCAACAACTGCACTAAAATTAACCGAAGCATTTGAATCAGCAGGTGTTGAAGCTGGTGATGTAAAAGATACAATATCTGATATAGCTAAAGAAGCAGGTGTATCAGGTAAAATGGCAGTAAAAGGTCTTGGTGACCAAATGTTTAGATTGGTTGGTGCTAGTGAAGAAGAATTAAAAACTATCATTGAAGGTAATATTGAACTTCAGAAACGTGGTATGACAATGTCTGATATCGAAGCTTTATCTAATAGTATGTTGGATATTGAAACTTCGATGAAAAAAGAAGCTAAGTTAAGAGCTATGACTGGTAAGGATATAGGCGCAAATGAAATGCGTAACTTAGCTTTAGCAAGACAACAAGCAACTTCAGCAGACGAAAGAAAACGTATTGAAACCCAAATGGCTGATTTGTTAATGGATAAGGTAGGTTCTGCAGAAGAATTTAATGATTTAAATTTAACAGAACAACGACTTACAGCCGAAGCATATGGCATGTCGGTTCAAGAGTTAACAACTAAAATCCAAACTGCAGAAAAGCAAAAAGAACTTACTGCTAAATATGGTGAATATGCTGGTTTTGTAGAAGGAGCGCAAGGATTCCTCACATCGAGCGCAAAGATGGCTGGTTCTATGGCAATGGAAATGGGTAAAGTTGTACTTAAAACTGCTATAATGAACAAAATGATGGGTGGTTCATCTGGAATTGGTAACATATTAGGTAGTGCAGCTGAATCAGCTAAAGGTTTAGGTAAAAATCTTTTAAACATCGGTAAAGGTGGAATGAAAGATATGGGCCAAAAAATAAAAGGTGGGGTAAAGGGGTTGTTTACTAAATCCGCCCCAACAGAGAACATACCAAAACCTGAAAAAATGACTGAAACGTTAGGTGATGGTGGTAAAGCAGCAGGTGGTGGTGGAATGAAAGAAAAATTCCAAGATATGGCTGAAGGTTTGAAAGCTATGGGTGATGGTAAAGTATTTGCTGGTATCGGAGCGGTAGCATTAGCAGGACCTGCTTTTATTATAGCACTTCCATCAATTCCATTCTTATTATTTATGGGATTAACTCCATTAAAACAATTAGAAACTAACTTTAGTGGATTGGCAACAGGTCTTAATAGTATGGCATCCACATTTATGGGTTCATTGGCTGTTGCAGCATTCGGAATAGCAGCAATTCCATCTATAGCATCAATTCCATTCTTATTATTTATGGGATTAACACCATTAGCACAATTAGCACCTAATTTCACATCATTATCAGTAGGATTAACTACTATGGCATCCACATTTATGGGTTCGCTTGCATTAGGAGCATTCGCAGTAGCAGCTGGGTTAGCAATAGCATCTATTCCATTCTTAATCGCTATATCATTATTAGGAATAGCAGCATCTGCTGGTTTAAGTGCATTGGGGATTGGATTAACGGCATTAGGAACGGCAGCCGCTAGTGGATTACCATTCTTAGGAATAGCATTGATAGGGGCATTAGGATTAGCTATGATTCCATTCGCAATCGCATTAAATATAGCAACACCAGCAATTGAAGCATTTGGTGGTGTAATAGTTGGGGTAATGGGAGCAATTCCACCAATCATTAGTGCAATCGCAGAAGGATTCGTAACTATGATGGGGGCATTATCTTTAGAAAATATTGGTGCATTGATGTTATTAGGACCAGCATTGTTATTAGCATCTGTTGGTATGATAGCATTTTCTGCCGCTATGTTGGTAGGTGGATTAGGTTCATTCTTTGGTGGTGGGATTATAGATGATATATCTGAACTAGCTATGATAGGACCTCAATTAGGTATGGCTGGTGAAGGA